TTCGGGTTCTTCAGGGTTTCCTTCTTGACGAGCTGCGACGCGAACGTCAGGCCGGCCTTGTGGCCGAACAGCGTGTTCCAGCAGGTCACGGTGTCGGTGACGGTGGGGAGGTTGTTCGAGCGGAAGACCTCGAAGCGGTCGATCATGCCGATACGGCCGTTGCGCAGAACGCTCTTGCCGTCGCCGGTGAGAGACGCGTCCTTGATGTCGCTCATTTTCAGTTTGGTGGTGTACCACGAGGGCAGCACGATCCAGCGACCGTCGTCGGGGACGTTCTGCTCGTCCAGAGCCTGGCCGCACCGGAGAATGCACTCGATGGCGTTGGCGCTGTTGATGGCCTCGGGGGCCCCGGTGGCGCCGAGGTCGATTGCGCCCGACTCGGCGCCGGCCGTGGCACCGGCGTTGGCGGCGGCCACATCGCCGTAGGCGTTGGCCAGGATCGCGGTGTCGATGGCGTTGCGCAACTGCTCCGAGAAATGGGTGGCCCACTGCTCGACGTAGTTGAGGTCCATCTGTTTTTCTTCGGCCGCGTCGATGGCGAACGCCCAGTACTTGCCCTCGTCGATGTTCAACTCGACCGGCGTGGCTTCGGGCGTGGCGTAGGTGATGTCCTGCCCGGGCTTGTAGTCGGAAATCACCGCGTCGGGCAGGGTACGGATGATGACTTTGTCACCGAACTTGGTGATCTGACCTTCATACTCGGTGTTCGCGATCGCGCCGAACACGGTTGCGGCGTAGAAGGCGATGAGGAGCTTGGCCGCGTACAACGTCGGGATCAGGCTCGACGTTTTCGCGTTGGGGTAGCCGGTGGCAACGGTGGTCATGGTAGTGGGATCTCCTTACGTGTGGTCAGCGGACACGGTTTTCGGTGTATGCCGCGTCGATTTCAGCTATGAGGGCGAGCGCCCGATCTCCGGTGATTTCTTTCTTGGTGATGGCGGTGTACGCCTGCGAGACTTCTGCCTGTGTCCAGATGCGCTTGGACTGCGGTTTTTGGCCTTGCGGGGCGCCCGGCCTGACCGTGACCTGGCGGCCTATCGGTACGGGCTGGGCAACTCGCGGTGCGGCAGGAGCAACGGGCCCCTGCGCGGCCTCGGGCCAATCTCCGAAGATGCGCGCCACGGCGCCGGCATCGCCGGCAGTAATGGCGTTGTGCAGCAGTTGCAGATACGCGACCCCGGTACGCGGCTCGCTGGTGTCCCTGAGCCACGCCACGAAACGCGGATCGTTGTTCTGGGTCTGCCAGTCCGGGAGTATCCGCGTGAGGTTGCTCTCCAAGCGTTCTTGCCTGGCGCGGTCTCGTTCGGCACGGAGTTCGTCCAAAGCCATCCGCTGCTCCTGCACGTCAGGAGCGTCCTGGGCTCGCCTCTGCATACGGCGATTGAACTTCGCCAGGGTGCGGAAGAAGTCCGGGCCGAACTCTTCCAGGGCGGCAGCGTCACCGACCAGTTCCTTGAGTTGGTCGTCGGTGTACTCCACATCGGCCTGGGTCGTACCGTCCGTGGCTCCCTGTGGGAGGGCGTCGGCGTCCGGTTGCCTGGACTTGAGCAGCGCCTGCAGCGTGTTGAGTGCTCCCTGCAGTTGGGCAACGTGTGCCTCAGAGTTGGCAAGCTGGCCCTTGAGGTGGCCAATGTGCTGATGGAGCGCCGGGACCTCGGCATCGTACTTGCCCTTGAGCACCCGGTAACGCTGCTCGGCGTCACCACCGAGAGGACCGGTCTCGGGTTGGCCGTGGGCTTGTACCTCGGCCTCGAAACCCGGAATCTCCAGCCCCCTGGGCTGCTCTGGCTCGTGCGAGTTCTGGTCCTGTTCCTCGGGCTGCTCGGCAGGCTGTTCGGGAGGATTCCCGGACGCGTCCTCGCGCTGGGCAGCTTCGAGTTGGGCCATTGCTTCGCGCTCTGCCTGGGCTACTGCTGTCGGAATCTTCGGCTCGTGTGCCATGGGAACCTGTCTCCTGTCCTCGGTGAGCCGTTGCCAGGGCCGTCAGGTGTTCGCTGGTCGCGAGCCTGCAGCCTCCAGGTCTTCACCGTCTTGCGGTCCTGCGAGTCGCGTGCCTCTGCGGTCTCCCGCCATCCGGCGGGGCCGGCCAGTGCCGGCGCGCGGTGTTCGCGTCTATCTCTGCTGCAGCAGGTCGAGCCTGCGCAGTGTCGATTCGATCTCATCTACGAGTTTCACGGCGCCCTGCGAGCGCAGCAGCTCGTCCCCCGAGCGGCTGCAACAGACCTGCACATGCCGCTGTCGGAGCATGTCAAGGTAGGCGTAGAGGGCCTCCCCCTCCTGGCTATCGGCCAGCCTCCCGAGCCGGGCAATGGTCTCTTCAGGCAACCTGGTGTGGTCGTCAGCCGGCATTGGGCAGGGCCTCCATGGACGTCTCTGCGGAAGGCTCCGCCGGTGCCTGTGCATGGCCGCTGCCTGGCCAGGTGCCCCATTTCCCGAAGAGGATCAGCAAGGCCAGCCAGCAACGGCGGTAGAAGGGGATCGACGAGACGGTCTGCTGCCAGAGCGCTTCCATGTGCGCGGCCTGCAGCGCGGCTACTTCCGCAATCCGCATGCCGGCGATCTGCCGTTGCCTCGCCTGACGCTGCCGGAACCCGTTGGCGGCGCGTTCGAGGTGCATGCGTTTGCCGGCCGAACTGAGGAGGTGCTTGGGAGGCCTGTTCACTGCGGAGGCCCTCCAGGTTGTTGCGGCCGTGCCTCGGGTGTCGGCGGCTTCGGGGCTCCGGGTGCCTGCCCCTGCATGGAGACCTGCTGCTGGGCCTGAGCCTGCGCGGCCTGTGTGGCCATCTGCCGGGCTTCCAGCTCTTCCTCCTTCGGGATCAGGTCGTGCTCGGAGATGTTGAGCTGCGCGGCAATCGCCCTCAGCAGCTTGGCTCGGCCGGGCATGCCGAGGATTTGCATGTCGATGGGGTTGGCGGTCAGGGCGGCGAACTGCTGGGTCCGCTGCATGTGCTGGTCACGGATCAGGTTGTACAGCGCTCCGCGGGCCACGACCTGGGCGTCGCCCTTGATGTCGTCATCGTCGCCGTAGGTCATGAGCCAGCGGTAAAGCCTGGTGAGCGACGGCTGCAGGACGTGTGCATCGACCTGGGCCAGCGCCCGGCGCAGTCCCTTGGCCGCGGCACCCAACAGCATCGAGAGCCCGCCCATGGTCTCGGCAGCGCCGCGGGCATTGGGGTCGCCGGAGATGTACCTCGGAACCCCGGTCACGTTGTCGGCGCGCTCGTCGTGGTACTTGGCAACGGACAAGAGCTGGTCGGCGAGGATGGTGGGTTGAAAGAAGCTGACCGGCACCTTGCCGTCGGCGCTGCGGGAGCCGTTCATCGGCCAAACGCGCCACGGTCTCATTATGCGGTAGTCGAACTCGGGGGGTAACAGTGTGATGTCTACGGCCACTTGGGGCCCGCTGGCGAGAGCCAGGTTATTGTCGCAGGCCCGCATGGCCCGGTTGTAGGCGTCCTGGCAGTCGGCCATGACCTCGGGAAGGGCCTGCCCCCAGATCGAGCCCGGTACGGGCATGTAGCTCGCGGCGTAGTACGGTCGGAGCCCGAGGGGGTCGGGGTTGATGACGGCCCGGATCGCGGTCTTGCCCACGACCACGACGCAGCAGTCGACATACAGCGCGTCGCCGGTGTCGATATCCCACTCGCGTAGCCGGTCGGCCGGGACCGCCCCCCAGAACTCCAGAGCCTGGAAACGCTCGGCGAAGGGCTTGTTGTGCTCCAGCTCGGCAAGGGTGTCGCGGGATTCGAGGATGGCACGCTCGGCCTGTGCGCTGTCTGCCGGAACCGGGCCCGTGCCCTCGGCTATCACCCGGCGGATGGCCTCGGCGCTGTAGCCCTCCAGTTTGGCCATAGCCTCCAACTGGGAACCGTCATACCAGCAGCGCTCGATGACATAGCCGTCGTCGATGCTGCGTGCCGATGGCGAGACGTAGAGGTCGAAGGGACTGACGTTGTGCCAGACGTTGGTCGGGACGTCCTGGAGTTCCGCGACCATGGTCGGCTTGCCGTCTGCGTTCGTACTCTCGGCGAAGACCACGCGCCGCTGGATCTCCAGCAGCGGCCCCTTGAGGAAGGCGGTGGGGTAGACCGAGAAGCTGTCCAGGAACTCGTCGAGCGCCGACCAGTACGCGCCCTCCTGCAGCAGGTCGGCAATCCGGTCCTCCATGCGCCGTACGCGGTCCCGTGCCTCCTTCTGCAGGTCGCCGAACATGCCATCGTGCATGGTCCGGGCGTACCGGCTCACGTCCTCCGGGGCCCACTGCTCTCCGGCCTGGATGACCGGCCCCCAGTACGCCATGGTTCGCTGCACGATCTCTTGGCGGATGGGGTCCGGGAGCTCGGGGACGGGGGTAGGTTGCAGTTCCCAGGGCTGTTCCTCGCTGCGCAACACATCGGTCAGCCAGGAGAGAAACCCGGCCACCTTCTGATTGGTGAGGCCGTAGAAGGTCTCGCTGCCGCCGCTCTCCTGGATCGCGGCCAGTACATCGGGGTCGTACTGGCGCTGGCGACGGCGGTCGCAGTCGAGCAACCGCGGGGTGATGGTGCCGGCCTTGTGCCGCTCGGCATCCTGAAACGCCGCCAGGACGTATCCGGCCAGTTCGTCCACCGGCCGGGACTGGTCCACTTCCATGGCGCGCTGAGCGTCGCGCTCTGCAAGCTGGTCGGCTGAGGCTGCAGTCAGCAGTGGCATGGCCGCTATGGTGTCCCATTGGGGGACCCACCACCCCGGCAGGAAAGGCTAAAGTGCCGGGGTGGTGGTCCGCGATGCTAGGGATACCACTAAGCCAACATCACGCCGAATTCATCTATGATGACTTTGAGCTCAGCCGTGCTGAATAGCGTAAGCCGTTGCGGCTCATGGGCTGAAAATAGCTGTCGGGATTTCTGCCGGGAGGGCTTGGCGGGAGGCGGTGGTCAGACGAAGGCGCTGCGGCGGGAGGACTCCGGGCGGTAGACGCCCTGGCGTGTCTCGATCAGCGCGTGATACTCGCTGCTGACACCGAGGACGGCGTACTGCAGGGCCTCGGCC